AGGTGTTATCCAAGGGTTCCGAGGTGTAGGTAAGTCATGGATTTGTTCAGCCTTCGTCGTTCACCAACTACTCCTTGATCCACAGAAGAACATCCTGGTGGTCTCCGCATCCAAGAACCGCGCTGATGACTTCTCTACTTTCACCCTCCGACTCATCCACGAGATGGAGATCCTTGGACACCTAAAGCCCAACGACAAACAACGCTTCTCCAAGATCTCCTTTGACGTTGGCCCAGCGCAAGCCTCACACGCACCCAGTGTCAAGTCCCTCGGTATAACATCCCAGCTTACCGGTAGCCGTGCAGACATCATTGTGGCTGATGACGTAGAGGTTCCAAATAACTCCGCGACCCAATCCATGCGGGACAAGCTCTCGGAACAGGTCAAGGAGTTCGAAGCTATCCTTAAGCCCAACGATGACAGTCGTATTCTGTTCCTTGGGACTCCACAGTGCGAGGACAGCATCTACAACAAAATGCTCGAAAGGGACTACGAGACTCGCATTTGGCCGGCGAAGAAGATCGGTGTGGAGAAGTCCGAGAAGATCTATCGAGGTAACATTGCGTCCTCGTGCATCGATGATGACCTCGTAGGATTGCCCACAGAACCTACACGATTCTCGGAGATTGACCTAGCAGAGCGTGAAGCATCCTACGGTAAATCAGGGTTCGCCATGCAGTTCATGCTGGACCCCAAGCTGTCCGACTTGGATCGTTATCCATTGAAGATCAATGACTTAATTGTTATGGACATTGATGACACCACGGCTCCCGAGAAGCTGGTCTGGGCACAGTCACCTGAGAACGCTTGGGACAACACAGTGCCTAACGTAGGGTTCACCGGGGACCGCTTCTTTCGCCCCATGAAGGTCATCGGTGATAACATCCCCTTCACTGGTAGTGTGTTAGCCATTGACCCATCGGGACGAGGCAAGGACGAAACCTCATGGGCAGTCGTAAAGATGCTCAACGGGTATCTCTATGTGACCGATGCTGGCGGTATGCAAGGGGGATACGATGATACCGTCTTAAAGGTTCTCACGATGAAGGCCAAGATGAACAACGTGAATGTGATTGTTGTTGAAAGCAACTTCGGTGACGGCATGTTCGTAGAGATCCTAAAGCCTTATCTATCAAAGATTTATCCCGTAACCGTCGAAGAGGTTCGTCATAACATCCAGAAGGAGAAGCGCATCGTGGACACCCTGGAACCCGTGATGAACCAACACAAGCTGGTCATTGATCCAAAGGTCATTCGGAACGACTACGACACCGCCCAGAAGTATCCCATCGAGACCCAACTAAAATACCAGTTGATGTTCCAGATGTCTCGCCTGACACGCGAAAAGGGAGCCTTAACACACGATGACAGACTTGACGCACTATCTATGGGAGTGGCATACTGGGTCGAACAGATGGCACAAGATGCCGACATTAAGATCTCTGAACGAAAAGAGGAGGACATCCAAAGACAGCTTCAAAAGTTCAAGGATTCCTACTACAAGATTAACACTAATCAAGCACCCTCAACCACATGGATATAAAAGACGAACTAAACGAGGCAATACGGCTTCTTGAAGGAATACGCTCTAGGATCGATTCTGAGAGCCTTTTGGATAATTCTGGAGGTCACACTCCAAAAATCTCTAAAAGCGCACAGGAACGCAACCTCGTGCTTGCAGTGGGGCATTCTAGGGAGCTTGATGCGGGTGCTGTGGCTTACGACAGCGAAACCTACGAATGGCACTACAACACCAAGCTCGCCCACAAGATCAAGGAATACCTTCCAAGCCACATCAATACAACCATCATCAACCACTACGAAGGGGATTCCTACACCGAGTCAATGCGATGGCTTAAACGAACCGTTGACCCGCTCAATGCTGACCTCGTGTGTGAACTCCACTTCAATAGCTTCAGCAACCCCAACGTGAAAGGCCACGAGATGCTCCACTGGAACTCCTCCTTGAAAGGCTTAATCGCCGCCACCAACATCAACGATGCCATGAACGAAGACTTCCCAGGGAACACCGACCGAGGAGTCAAAAAAGTAACACACGGGGAACGCGGTGCGGGATTCCTTTACGGACCCAAGGCTCCCTGCGTGATCATTGAGCCGTTCTTTGGGTCAAACCCCGATGAATGGGAGGCTTTTGGGGAGACCGAAACCACCTTCAACGCCCTTGCAAAAACACTTGCACGGGGAATCTCTATAACACTCTCTTACTCAGGGACTAATAAATAACACCCATAATAGGGAGGAAAGAAATAGCCCCTATCTTAAAGATTATCTCTGAGATTTTTGTTATTAATAACAACAATAACTATCCCTCTTAGAGACATCTCTGAGATAAAGCTCTAAGATATTGATTATTATTAATATTAATAACAACAAACACAGAGAGGATCTCTAAGACATCTCTAAGACATCTTAAAGAGGGACCTTCGTAGTGTTCAATGCAACGTAACTCCAACATCCCAGAGTCAGCTAAGGATCGCCTTAAGCTAGCCTTGAGTATTCTTAACGAACACTTCGATGATGTCCTGGTGGCTGTGAATCACAGGGAGACCTGTAACATCCATGTGGAGTCCCCAACGCCTTATGCTGCCCTCGGGATGCTTCCGACTGTCCAAGGGAAGCTTAGGGAGTCTGTAGGACGCAACGAGTTGGCTCAGAGCATGCGTGAAGAGGGTGGTGATTATGGATTGTTATTTGATGAAGAAGACAATGAGGAGCCGGAATAGTTTTGTTACAAAAATCTGAAGGGGTATACGTAAGACGGCCGCGCCAAAATCCCCCCTTGGGGTCTCGGTGTTTACTCAGTAGATACAGGCTTTCTCTACTTTAAAGAGGGGGGAGGGTCTTTTCTGGGCTGAGTAACTGTAACGAGTTGACCTAGTTCATTTTGTGACAACATAAAGAATGTTCTTTCATCGATTAAATGCCGTGAGGGTAGTGTTATTTACCAAGGGGAACCCACAATCGAAATTGTTGAATCTCCCTCCTGGTTTTCATTTCCGCTTGTTTTTGTCGTCATCCCCCCTTTGAAATTTTCTTCCACCGATAACACACTAAGAGTCAACACCTTAAGCCAACCTGTCATACAACCGTGTAAAAACATACAGAAAACACCTTTACATGACGGACATCCTCGGCAATACTAACGGCGTTATGAGAAACAAAATCAAAGACCTCCTAATTCACGCCGCAGAACTTGCCGCAATTGCCTTTATGATTCTTGTCGTTATTTCGGCAGTCTTTTAATCACCACTAACAGAAAAGAACCAATGAAAAACACAAAGTTTGAAACCATCCTCGCCCTTACTGGAGAAATCGTATTTTTAGGAGGAATTATCTTCCTTCTCTTATCTTCAGTCTTCAGCTAATCACCACTAACAATAGAAAAAAAACGAACAATGAAAACAAAAACAAAAACCACAGTATCACAAGCAACCATCTCCGCTCCTGTTCCAAAGACCGTGGAGGAAACCACAGCACAAAGAAAACTGGGAGCCAACCGCGGTAAAACTCGCCTATGGTTGGAAGGGAACATCCTTTCAGATTCTAACTGGAATCGCGGAGATTCCTTTGATGTTCTCTGGTTAGATGGCGTTCTTCGCTATATCAAAAACCCTAACGGATCGCGCAAAGTCGCCGGAACGGACGCGCGGCCTATCATTGATACCAACACCGACAAGCTCGCCACCACGCTTCACGCCACCACGGGGGAAAAGGTATCGATCACTGTCACTCCTAATTCAATCACAATTCAGAAGTAGATTTAGTCATGACCCAAAAAGAAGCCCAACAAGCGATCATGAAGATGCATTACGGAATGAAGGAAGTTCAAGCATTATTGACGCATCGCAACAATACAGGATTAACCACCTTGGAAAGATACAAGGCAGGAGAGATTGACAACCTAGCCGGTTATCTCATGGAAATCTCGCGAGAGGTAATTAAGGTTAATTCCATTAGAGACATTACGCGACGCAATGAAGCTATCCAAGACGCGCTTCAATATCTACGCACTCACTAGCGTGTTAATTCCCCTTAATCCCTCTTGGCGGTATTCGTCGGGGGGATTTTGGGGAGTTAATACAGCTCCGTTTTGATTATGAAAAAAGAAAACGAAATAAGACAAGCCCTATCAACGGGCATACCGGTGACCGTAAATGGCCGCGCAATGGAAACCCAAGGAACGCGCTTGGTGGTTGTTATAAACACCGGACGCGGAAAGGCGTTCACTCACGCGAATCGTGAAGACATCGCATCGGCCATCATTGATCCTAGCACCGTTGAGATGAATCGCGTGTTTGATCGAATTGAAGCCTTGCTAGAAAGGAGCGCGAAGTAATGGACTCCTATAAATACGAATACACGGACACCTTTTCAGGTGATGCTAACTACTCATGGGTAAAACGTGGGAGTGTTAATGTCCCAGAATTGACTCATTACGGATTCGATGGTTCGCATGGATACTCCAAGGCCAATAAATCACAAATGCGTGAGGTCATGCGACTAGTTAAGCGCGATCTTGGATTGACAGGGACTAAGGGCGAGCGCCTAGAATATGGTGATGGAACTATAGAGTTTCGCCCATGTGGATTGTGCACCGTGCTTTTTATTGATCCTAACGAGGAGGGAGGACTTGAATAATGAAACTACAACTCAGCACGAGCCACGCCGTTGATCTATTGCGCACGGATGAATACGCCGGATGGAGTTACAAAGGCGCGACCGCGCTTGTCGAACACCTGGAAAACCAGGAGGAAGAATTGGGGGTGGAAATCAATTTCAACTGCATCGATTTTCGTTGTGAGTTTTCGGAATTCCATAGCGTCCAAGATTGGCTCACCAGTTACTACGGGATGCCGCTAAAAGAGTCGTTGGAATGCGCTGGGATTGATCACGACGAAGATGAAGACGAGATTGACGCATTGATTTCTGAGTTCATCCTAAACCGTGGGACTCTTGTGGAGTTTGAAGGTGGGGTTATCGTTTCCTCTAATTTTTAAAGACTATGAAACTAAACAAAAAAGAATTGTAATTTCTCGCTTGGCTGATTTCTGGCTTGGTCATATATGGCCGAATGGAACAAGCCGCGCACGAGGATGAAATCGAATGGAAACGAAACCTTAAAGAAAATATTGAAAATGAGAAGTGAGATTTTGTTAAGTCTGGCCTTCGCTGTTTGTTGGTATTTCCTAATAAAACTAGTACTCCAATGAAAAACGAAATCGAAAGCTTTATTGAAATTGTCGAATTGAATACCTTTGGGACCACTCCCGACAACGAGACTTATATCTCGGGTTTGGACGATGAAGGAAGAGACGTGACAGTCGTTCTTAACACGATAGATATTTTGCGTTGGCTTGATATTCGCGAGATGAAAACACAAGCGAAAGCTTACATAGAGAAGCTTTAAACGCCACGCCACGCCACAAGCGCCACCTTGGGATTCCCCTTGGTGGCGCTTTTCTTTTCCCTTTCCCCTTGTTTAAGGCGGCGAGCGTGGAATTCCCAAGGCATTCCCCAAGGAAAGAACGATTTGCGCGCTTCTCACGCTCTTAAAACTCGCCTTTCCCCTCGCCTTTCCCTTTGGTCCTTCCTTTTGGTCCTTCCCTTACGTCCTTACGTTTTCCCGCGAAAGTGTAAGCACCTAACGTCCTGGCCTGGTGGAGATAAAAAACAATCGAGAAAACATCTTGACCTTTTCCCGCATCCGTTTTAATCGTTGGGCATGTCATCAAAGAAACAAACGACAATAGCAGAGATATTCGACACCACCTTCTTGAATCGTTGGGCGG